GGTTGTCCAAGGTAGTCTGGTGACTCAACAAATGTTTTTGCATCTACTGGTCTTTCTTCAAAGTGATCATCCTGTAGTGCTAAAAAGAAATCATCGAACTTCATTTACCACCGTTATAACTTCATTATCTTTTGCAATTGAAGATAGTCTACGCATAATGTCATCACGGATTTCAGGATACTCAGCAGCAACGTCTTTTAGAATATTTACTAAAATCTCTTGACGCCTTTCAATTTCAACCATCTCTTCTGCTAATTCTTTATTTTCTAAAAGACCAGCCTTCTGTAGCATATCAATACGCTTTGACTCAATGTCCATAACAAGTTTAATAGCAGCGGTCTTTGCACTAAGATTATTAGTCATGCTTGCTTCATCAATTACTTCATATGACTTTGCAATAAGTTTACTGTAGTGTGTATCTGCTCCTGCTAATGCTTCTTTTGCACGAGCACGAATCGCAGCATTATCTGAGGCCATAACCTTCCACTCATCAATATATGCAACTACACGAGTACGTGGTATAGCCAAGTCTTTAGATATTTGTGTTGGATCATTACCTTTTAGGTATTCGCTAACTACCGAATTAACTTGATCTAAATGCTTTACTAAATCTTCTTCAGCCGTCATTCTTAATCCTCTTCATATAACTATTATACATTGAGTCAGCCCAAACCGTGTGAAACGCTGTTCCATAGTGAACCCCATCTCGTGCCGTAAGCGTGAACTTATCTTCAGGGTGATTCTGTGCATATTCTGCAATTTTGATATCGTCATAAATATCAATATAATATTCTAAATCTTCATACATATCAAAATGAGATTTTTTATCCCACGTTCCATATGTTAAAACTATGTGATTAGATTTACAATATTTTTCTAACATAAACAAATATTGATATTCTAGTAAGGGAATTGTTTGCCATAATTCATATGTAGCATCTTCTGGTTCGTAAACATTAAAGTAAACATACTTATCTGATTTTTTATCAAAAGATACAAATCTTCGTGAAACTGGAAAATTAATAAAGATTGCATCTGGCTTTCCATACGTTTCTATATACTTAAATATGTGAAAAATAATATAAGTAATACCTTGACCAGGTGTGCCTATATTAAAAAATCCAGAAACCTTTGTGTCTTTTTTAATTCTATCATAGAGTTGTTTGGCCCAGATTTCATGTTCTTCTAATCCATCACCGTAAGTATTTGAGCATCCAGAAAACAAAATATGTAGTCCATCATGCTCCTTTAAAAAATCATCTGATCTGTAACCATCATCATTTAGCCTAATTGCCTTATTATGTAAAAATGGATGTCTGGTTATTTTGGGAAAATCTTTTCTAAAAGCATAACTTACAGTACGTAAATTATTGTTTGGATCAACATCTCCTTTTTGAAACTTAAACATTTTTTAGTCTTTCAATCTCATCTTTAATATAAAAAATAGCCTTTTCTAAATCCTCAATATGCTTATCTTCATTCTTTAGTCCTGCTCTCCAAAGATACTTGATTGCATTACCAATATTAAAGTTCCTATGACGTGTAATTTGGATGCACTCAACACCTGATGGATCTCCAGTATAGTGTGTTGGGTGGTTTACTTGATCTACTGTAATATTAAATTTCTCTGTCATCGCTTACTCTTTCTTAGTCCAAATTTTGCAAGATATACATAAATAGTTTCTAGACTTGCCCCACACTCTTTAGCAATGTCTTGTGGAGTTTTCTTATCCATAAGAAATCTTTTACGTAACCAAGCCTCGTTTGTATATAGTTTAGCAGCCATAATGTTATTTGTCAACCTTCTTCTCTACTGGATCCATCCTATCCCAATACCCTCCGTGATTGCCAACATATACCTTGCCAGTCTCTCTATCTATTAGCAACCATTTTTCTGGACAGTGAGTTATCACAGTTAAAGTTACATTTTCTTCATACTCTTTAAAGTTAGCAGGTTCTCTTGTCGACATTATATTGCCTTCTCCCAGTTATTTAATGCCCAATGCCCAATACCGCAAGAGTCTGCAACATCGTAATCATCAATAGTTTTATCATAAATAACTTCTACTAACTTTGCAGTTCTCTTTTTTCTAAACTCTCGTTCAAAGTTTTTATACCAGGAGTCTGACTTCCCAGGGTTTTGTCTTCTAATCAATAACTGTTCTTCTTTTGTCAATCTTTTATTACCGAGGTAATTCTGCCAGGTAATTGGAGAAACCTTTCCAACATTAACGACACCAGCAAGACCAGCAGCACCAATAATTGCTCCCTGAACAAGTGCTAAGTCAGCAGCAGTCTTTGGGCTATTCATAAACACTGTATGCTCAATAACAATTGAATCTGTGTTTAGGAATAAAGGATGCTTAAAAAATGCTTGTACCTTCTTTGAGGTATCTATACATTTTTGATAAATATCATTGCCTTCAAACTTAATCTTACCCACCAACTCAATTTCTCCAAATGAAAACAAGGCAAATGCAAGACTAGTAGTGCTTGCATCTATAGCAACAAATTTTGCTGGCCTAGTTGTCATTTTGTATTTCCTTTAATTTGTTTTAGTGCTTTAAGTACTTCTGTTGGATTGACGTTACACTTAATACATAACGGATCATCGTTATATATGGATAGTGGAGCATCGCATGATTTACACTTACGCTCTTTACCCTTGCGCTTTTGGCGTCGAGTGATCATGTAGCGTTGTGCTATTTTTTGCTTTGTTGCAGCAACTCTACACTCTTCAGAACAATAAATTTGATAACTTATTGTTGTTTTAAATTCGTTATCACACCAACTACAATGCTTCATTCCCTAATAACTCCAGAGGTTTAATTTTAACTACCCCTGTTTCGGCCTCTGCACATGTCTTCTGCAACGGACATACCTTACAAATCTTTGAGTTTGCACGATATGTTTTTTGAGGAAGTTCCTTGTTCTCCCAAGACTTCCGAACCGTTCTCATCCAATCAAATGCCTGGTCTACCCACCTACGGTAATGATCGTTTACTTCAACAGGAATAACTAACAGTTCATGATTATTCTTGTTTTCATAAATTAAAGCACCTAAATCTTTCTTAAGTATTTTCATATACATAATCAATTGCATTAGGTGTCCATCTTTTGGCTTTCTACTTGCCTTCTTATATTCAAAGCCTTCGTTTGGCATTGTTTTAATTTCACCAAGTATTGTTTTGCCTTTATAGTTAAGCATAACATCCCCATATCCAGAGATAGGTGGATCTTGATACTTAATTCTAAACTCCAGAGCAGGGTGCTTCTGTGTCTTATACTTGCTTGGCTCTGGATCAAACTCCATAGTCTCATCTAGAATTCCAGCATTCATAATTGCATCTTGAATTCTGTCATGGCTTAGAGTTCCACTAGTACGATTTGCTACACCATATGCATCTGCATTATCATGGAAGATACCGCCTTCAAATGCTAGGTACCAGTATCGTGCACATTCTCCTGCACCATAAGTTAATGTTGATGGAGCAAATGTTGTTTTCTTTTGAAATCTAGGCTTAATGTTGGCAGTGTATCCAGCATTAATTGCATCAATAAGACCTTCAGTGAAATCTGGCTCTGTCTTTGTATTCTTAGGCTCTGACTTTATCATTACCTGCTTTATTAAATTCCTTGTCATAATATCTTAGCGAGTGATATATTTAAGAGCAGAAACTAAATCATTAATTGATTCGGCTGCTGTATAATAAATATTCTTCTTCGCTCTATCTCCCTTGTCTACGTTAGTCATCCATGTTGCCTTAAAAGACATTTTAGCAGCAATAGCCTGTAATCTTACTATCTCAATCGTTGCTGTATTAATTGGGATATCTGGCTTAATAATTAGTTTAGCAATAAAAGTTAATGCTGCAGTTAATTCTTCGTCCTGCATAAAGTCTGCTATTTCAGCAAGACCATTAACCATCTCTAATGTTGTTTTAGTAGGTGCTTCTGTAGTCATTACATTGACCTCACATCGATACCGTTAGCAAGTCCTTCATCATTCCAAAGTTTGAAGGCTGCCATCATATCTGGTCTAGATTGAAGTTCATCCAGATACTTCTTACGTTCTAAAGAAAACTTCTCAGGATCGATTGGATTATCTTCACCAGTAAATCTGTAATTATCTGTAGGGCAGTAGTCCATACTAATAATTTCACAGAATTCTCCATCATTAAATCTACGCTTTGGTCGCCAATGAATTTGATTTACTGCACTAAATACAATAGTTTGTCCAGCACTCAAAGAATACTTAGTAAAGTTTCCAGTATCGTTCCAGTTACCAACATATAAATCCCACTCAACATTTGTGTCTAAGCAGTAGTTAATTGTTACTAGGTTTTCATCTGCATCTAGATGTGGTGGTAATGATGGATGGTTGTCTCCATACCCCCACTTAAGATTATAATCAATATAGTTATAATGGCATAATGCTATGTCTCCGCTGTAAAGTGGTTTAGCAATATTATCTAATGTGTCTTCACAATCTTTTGGCATATCAAACTCAATTAGCATTCTTGACATATTCTTAGCAATTTTTGGCTGATATCTGCTTCTAAAATCAGAAGTTCTAATATATCCATCTTCTATTCTATCTCCAATAGTAAATGGCTCTATCTTTCTGTTTTCTTCAATGATACCTCTTAGTCTTGCAACCTGATCATCAGAAAACAAGTTATCCACATAAAATGGAAGTGGTTTTGTATACTTATCAAATCCAGTTAGGTAATTATGCAGTTTTCTCATTAGTGAATCCTCCGTTTGCATAGTACCAATCCTTATACAACTTTGCCTTTGCATCTACAAACTTCTTCACACCTTCATCCTTTTGTGGAAGTGTTGGATCTGTAAAGTGACAGAATAGCATCTCTACGTATTGCTCATCTGTAAATTCTTTTGGATCTCTCCAGTGAATCTGATGTGTACCTGAAAATGTTGCTGCCTGATTATTCTTTAATGACAAAGGCTTGTGCTCAACAACAATATCCCAAACAACATTTCCATCTAATTGGTAATCAAATGTGAAACGTGGTTCCTTAAATGTTTCATCGTAATGTGGGAATAGAGATGGTCTGTATTTCTTACCATCCTTTTCAGTATTCTTATAAATGGCATGGCAGTATTCAGTTAAAACAACATTGTTATTTTTACTGATCTGTCTAGCATATTCTGTTAATTTGTCGACAATATTTTGTGGCAATTGAATAAAGTTGTTTAACTGACAGTGTGGCTCTACAAAAGCGGAACCATTGCTACTTGCTACCGACTCCTTGACCTGCTTTATTTCTTCTTCTGTAAAAACATTATCTATAACTACGTTGTCTATATCATATCTCATTTTTGCTCCTAATCACTTATATCTATTATACAGCATCAATCAACTGTTCTAGTATATCTACTTCAATTATTGCTAATCTTACTTTGGCATTACCTTC